GAGTCAAAGGTAGTGTAGGTAACATTGTTGGCAGTGTTACTAGTGCTTTTGGTAACGTATTCTCTGATATCAAATCAAAGAGTAGTGGAGATAGTGGTCTCTTTGGTGGTGGACGTGCTGGTGGTGATAGATATATCACTAAGACTGGCTTGTATGCATTATCTAAAGGCGAAGCAGTAATTCCATCTACAATGAACCCATTCAATCCAGATATTGCTAAAGCTAGTATTGCTAGAGACTCTGCTAATGAACAGAAAGTTATCAATGCTGCTAAACAATATGGTCTTGGTAAATTGAGCGGTTTTGCTTCTGGTACTAAAGATGCAGATAAAATAGTTGATGATAGCCCAGGTGGTAAAGTAAATGATGCTCTTAACAGAGTATCTTCCTGGTACGATGCTATCGTTGATAAAATGCCAGATAATGTCAAAGCAGCTATGGAGGACTTTAAAAAGCAAGCTCCAGAGGTCTTTGGCGAAGGTGCACTCTACGGTGGTCTCAGCGGATTAATGGTATCCGGTGGTCCTATGGGTGTATTAGCTGGCGGTGCATTAGGTGCTGGCTTGATTATGGTTAAGAACACTGAACGTGTTCAAGAAATGCTTTATGGTCAACTTGATGAACAAGGTAATCGTAAAGGTGGTTTCTTAGATAGACCAGAAATCAAGAAGATGCTCGGTACTGCTAAAGACGTTAAGTCTTACGGTATCGTTGGTGGTGCATTAGGTGCTGCTACTGGTTTAGGACCAATTCCTGGTTTATTAGCTGGTAGTGCTGTAGCATTTGCTAAAAACAACCAAGAGGTTAGAGATTACTTATTTGGTGCTGAAGGTAAAGACAAGACTCAAATGCAAAAGTTCTTATCTGAGCATATGGGTCGTGGTTTAGCTGGTGTTGGTATCGGTGGTTTAGCTGGTGCAGCTATTGCTGGTCCTTTCGGTGCTGTAGGTGGTGCTTTAATTGGTGGTGGTTTAAGCTTTGCTTCTACTACTGATAAATTCAAAGAAATGATCTTAGGGAAAGAAGATCCTAAAAATCCTGGCAAACGTATTGGTGGTGTATTAAACTACTTAAACGAAAATGTAATCGATCCTATGAAAGAACGTATGGAAGGATTCCATAGTCGTTTAGAAAAATACATGAAGGATAGAATCTTCAATCCATTAGAAAGAGCATTTAAACCACTTAAACAATTGGTAAAACATGGTGTTGGTGATATGTTTGATAGTATCGCTGATTCCGTTAAATCTCAATTTGGTACTAACCAAATGAAATACATGGCTAAGCAATTAGCTGGTAGTAAAATTGGTAAGTTCGGTGCAGCAGCCGCTGCAGCTTATGCATTAGGTATTCCTGCTCCATTGATTCCAATGGTTGGTTTAACTGGTGCATTAGTATCCTCTGGTCCTATTCAACGTGCTATTAGTAAAGTAATCAGTGTTCCTGGTAAACTTGCTTCCAAAGTAATGGATAAAGTTGGACAATACGGTGATAAACTTCGTGTTAAGACTATCCAAAAAGGTATGGCTGATGACATGACTGCTCAAGAACGTATGAACTTCATGGCAGGTCAAGGTATTACTGATTATAAATACTCTAGTTTTGATGAAAAGATCGCTGGTGCTGACAAAGACCAATTAGAACAACAATTAGCATTACTCCAAAATGCTCGTGGTAATTCTCGTCAGTTGAAAAACAAACGAGCTGCTATGACAGATAAGATGTATGAAATTGCATCTAGAAAAGGTGTAAGTGCTAGTGTTGGTAAAGCTATTAAGAAAGCCATTCAATCTGGTGATTCAGCTGACTTAGAAAATGCAGTAAAAGCTATCCAATTAAGTGATATGCCTGATGCAATGAAGAGTCAAATGATTAAGGAAATCCGTTCTAAAATTATCGAACGTCAAAAATTCGATGAACACGCTGCTAATGCAGATAAATACACAGCTCAGCTCTCTGAAGAGATGGGTGTTGATATGTCAGATCCTAAGAACCTTAAACGGATGATGGAAATGACTAAGTCTGAATTAGAAAAACGTGATTTTAGTAAAGAAGACGAAGCAACTACTCCAGAAAATGACCCAACTACTGTTACAAACATTGCTTTAGATAATATTAATAAAGCTATGCTTATTAATAACCAATTAATAGCAGCTTTTGTCTCTGGTAAGAAACTTACTGAAGATGAAATTAAAAATATTACTAAGCAAACTAATGGTATGGGTGCGGATAAATTAGCATCTGCTAATGCAGATATTGCTAGTACAAATGCTATGGCTAAATCTGCTTATGATTCTGGTGTTGCAGCTGTAGCTGCTGGTACAGCCGCTGCTGATGTACAACGTGATTCTGATATTGCTGGATTTGTTGCAACCGCTGGTTTAAGTTTAGCTGACTTATCTAAGAAAGATAAACAAAGAATCCGTAAATTTATTAAAGCAAACTATGGTGTCAATGACATCAAACGTATGCTTGATAAAGGTCAAATCCCATCTGGTAACAAAGAAGCATTATTTGCTGCTATTAAAGTTACTGGTGCTAATGCTAAACTTATGCAAAAGGTTGCTAAACAAAGCGGTACTCCATTGACTACTAAAGATATTACTGGTATCGGTAATATGAAGAGTAATGTAGACTATGCTACTCAATTGGTATCTATGGGTATGCAATTAGATAACCGTTCTGCTGTAGAAGCGTATGATAATGGTAAATTTACTAGAGTTAAGAAATGTTTCAAACAATTCTTAGACTTCGGTTATGCTATTACACAATCTGGGATCGAACTTCTTATCGATTTACCTAACTTCCATGAAATAGTTAAAGCTGCTGAACGTGATGATAAACAATATGTATCCTCCATGTTTGAGCAATATGGTATTACATATAAATCCGTTCCTCGTGGTGGTAGTTTCTTAAGACGTCTTAAAAATACTATTACTAAATATGCTAGTAAAGCATCTAGTGCTTTACATAACGGTATATCCAAAGCTGCTGGCTTAGCTAAATCCGTAGGTAATGGTATCGGTAATCTTATCAACTCTGGTAAGAAGAAATTTAACCAATTTAAAGAAGCTATGTCTGATGATGGTGATGCTACTATTCAAAAACATGCTTTAGGTATTGGTAAAGTTCTTAAAGGTGGTTTGTCTGCATTATCTAAAGGTGAAGCAGTTATCTCTGCTGCTAATAATACTTTCGGTATTACAGATAAACTTAAAAGCTTAGGTTCACTTGCTGGTAAAGCTCTTAAAGCAGGTGCTAACTTCTTAGCTCCAGGTGCTACAGCTACAGTAGCTGGTGCTTATGATGCTATCAAAAATCTTTCTTCTAAATCTAAAATCGATAATGGCGGTGGAGAAATCTCTGCTAAAGTCGGTGAAGATGGTAAGAAGAAAAATACAGAAACTGTCCCTACTAAATACGGTATGCAAACATACAAACTTAATACCAATGGTACAATGAGTTTGGATGATACAGCAGAAAACAAAGAGATTTCTAAGAAACTTCGTGAAGAAGATACTGATCGTCAACAATCTAAAGAATATCTTCGTATTATTGCTGAGAATACTAAAGCTCTAGGTGGAGCTGGTGGTTTACTCGGTGGCAAAGGTGGAGATGATGGCTTCGGAGGTGCTGGTAAAGGTGGTTTATTAGGTGCTCTCGGTGGTGCTCTCGGTAGCTTACTAGGCAACAAAGATAAAAACCCTAAGGATCCTAAGAACACTAATCCAGGAACTAAACCAGGTGAAACTCCAAAGGCTTCTTTAACTGAAAGAGTTGGTAAATGGTTCGGTGATAAATGGGCTAAGTTTAAAGATACTAGAGTTGGTAAAACTGTATTAGCTGGTTGGGAAAAAGGCAAAGCTGCTTATAGTTGGGGTGCAGACAAAGCATCTAAAATATACAATAAAGCAGCAAGTCTAATTGCTCCAGAATATTACAAATACAAAACTGGCTTTAATATGCTAGGTGACAGCATTTCAGAAAAGACTGGTAAAGTTACTTCATGGGTATCTGAAAAAGCTGGTGCTATTGCTGATACTGCAAAAGCAGCAGCTAATAAAGTTGCCTCTAAAGTATCTGGTATTACTAGTGCTGTAGGAGATGCTGCTGATGGTATTGGTGCTAAAGTTCAAGAAGGTTTAAGTGTAATTAAAGATACACTTAAGAAAATCATGGATAAAGCATCTACATTTATCCCTGGTAAATTAGCCGATAAAGCTAATAAATTCTGTAGTACTCTTATCGAAAAGATTTCCTCTCCTGCTGTATTGAAGAAAGCTGCTGGTAAAGCTGCTAAACAAATAGCTGCTATCGCAACAGGTCCTTTAGGTGCAGTAATCGCTGTTGGTTCTATTGCTTATGCATTCTATGATGGTTGGTCCAGTGCTGGATCTTACTTCCAACTACAAGAAGGTCAAGAACCTACAACTGGTCAAAAGATCGTAGCAGGTGTTACTAATGCCTTAGCTATTACTATTCCATTCTTGGGTTGGTTTATTGATGGTGGTGATATCATTGCTATCGGTAAAATGATCTTTGGTGATAATGACCCTGCTTCTGGTATTGCTGATTCTATTCAAAACGAAATTGATTATGTATCTAATGGAGTTAAGAACAACGTAGATTGGATTAAGAATGGCATTTCTAATAACCTTCAATACTTAGGTAATAAAGCTAGTGATGTTGGTGGTGCAATTAAAAACGAAGTTGATTACGTTTCTAATGGTATTGCTAATAACTTCCAATATGTAACTGATAAAGCAACTGAATTAGGTAGCAGTTTATATCAAGGTATCGGTGATACAGCTGGTCAAGTTTCCGATACAGTTAAACAAACTGTAACCGATGCTCAAAAGGCTATCTCTGATACAGTTAATGCTGGCTTAAAAATAGGTCAAGAATCATTAACTAATGCTTGGAATTCTGCTGGCGAAATTGCTAAAGGTTTATACAAATCTGCATCTGACTTATGGCAAAAATTCGTAAGTAAATTACCTTCTCTTAAAGATATCAAAGCTGGTGCTAAAACACTATTTGATAAAGGTAAGAGCTTATTCCAATCAGCTACTTCTATAGGACAATCTGTGGCTAATGCTGCAAGTTCAGCTTGGGATACTGTTACAACTGGTGCTAGTAATTTAGTGACTAGTGCTAAGAACTTTGTCTTCGGTCAAGGTAAATATGGTAGATCTAAATATGGTCGTGGTGGTGTATTAAGTGATGGAGACTTTGCTTCTCAGTTAGATCCTGGAAATCAAATGTCTTACAATGCTTCTTACGATACAGAAAATCAAACTATGGCAGACTCTGGTTGCGGTCCAGGTGCAGCTTCTAATGCTATTGCAGCGTTAGGCGGTAGCGTACCTATTACAGCAGCTGCTACATATGCATTGAATAACGGTTATAAAGAAAAAGATGGTGGTACTAAACCAGGCTTCTTTGGTTCTTTATTTAAACAACTCGGTGCAAATAGTTCTGATATTTCTAATAATAACCAGGCTATAGTAAGTAACCTTAAGAAAGGATATCCTGTTGTATTGATGGGTCAAGATAATGCTGTAAGCGATAGCAATCCTTATGGTCCTGGTCCTCACTATGTAACAGCTACAGGTTTCGATGATCAAGGTAATATCATTATCCAAGACTCCGAATCTGATGGTCCTAATAAGGTTTACAAGACTACCGATGTATTGAATAAATCTTCTATTGCAATTGCAGCTAAACCTAAAGTTCGTCCTCAATCCCAAATCAAAGCCGATGCTGACGTTAAGTCTAAATACGGTAGAGGTAAATGGGGTAGATACAAAGGTCTTATCAGAAGAGTTCCTATGTGGGGTATGGGTAAAGCATTCATTCCTCGTTGGGGTCGTGGTAAGTTCGGTAGAGGTGCTGGTGGTGCTGGTCCACAACTTCTTCAAATGCTTATGCAATTAGGTTTCAATAAGATTGCTTCTTGTGGTATCTTAGGTAACATGATGCAAGAATCTAGATTGACTCCTAATATTGTCGAAGGTGGCGGTACAGCTCCAGAAATTAGCGTAAACGGTTCTACTGGTTACGGTTTATGTCAATGGACTGATGCTGGTCGTCAACAAGGTTTGGTAGACTTTGCAAAAGCCAATGGTAAGTCCACATCAGATCCTGGTGTACAATGTTCTTACATTGCTCAAGAATGTAATAACATGGGTCTTACTAATCAATTGAATAACTGTGCTAGTGCATCTGATGCCGCATTCTTATTCCACAAAGACTACGAAATCTCTGCAGATAGCCGTGATGCAATTCAACAACGTTTAGACTGGGCTGAAGAAGCTTATGCTAATGATGGTGCTATTGCTGGTTCTAATGGTAACGTTTCTTCCGGTGGTGTTGTTGGTACTTCTTCTAAAGGCGGTGCCAATAGTCAAGCTACAAGTTTATTTGGTATTTTTGATCAACTTAATGATGAATTAGATAATGCATTAAATAGCTTCGGTTTGGGTAAATATGGTAGATCTAAATATGGTAGAGGTATCTTTGATACTCTTAACGCAGTTAAGACTAGATTTAGTGCAGCTATGGGTCCAATCGGTGGTGCATTTAAAGCTCTTTCCAATTCTCCTATAGGTCAAAAACTCTCCAGTATCTTTGGTAGTAACCCATTCTCTGATATCATAGGTGCAGTTAAGGATAAAGTGACTGGCGGTGGCGGAGGTAACTCCGGTGCTGGTATGTCTTCTAATCCTAATATCCAACAAGCTATCAATTGGGCTCGTACTAGAGAAAATGGTCCTGGTTATGGTGATACAGGTTGTACTGCTTGGGCAAATGACTTCTTGAATCATGCTAATATCAATCCAATTAATACTTGGGTTCCTGATGCAATGAAAGAAGCTCAACAAGCAGGTCTCTGGAAATCTCCTGATCAAGGTGCAGTTGCTGGTGATATTGGCTTAGTAGATACCGATGGTAGTATGGATGAACCTGACCACGCTATCGTAATGGATGGTCAAGGTGGTATGTGGAGTAACTCCTCTTCCAGAAATATAGTATTCCATGCTGATACTGCAGGTACTTGGGGTGCCGATAAAGTATGGGGTTACATTGGTACAGGTGGTGCTGGTCAAGGTAACGTTGCTCAAGGTGCTCAAACAACATCTGCGGCAGAAACAGCTGCTATGGCTGGTAGTACTTCACAACACGGTCAAGGTAAATACGGTCGTGGTAAGTTTGGTAGATCTAAACTTGGACGTCATGGTTACTTTGGTAGATCTAAAGTACTTGACTCTATCCAAAATAATAATAATGCTGCTAATTCTTACATCGATGGTAGCTCTTCCAACTATCAAGAAATTAATGCTCCAATTGTTCCTGTTGTTCAACAAAACACAGCAGTTACTAGTAGCAGTGAACAAAAAGTAGATACTATGATTAGCCTCTTAAGCTCTATTAACAATAATATTGCTATTATGGTTCAAGGTATTTCTGCTATTGCTCAAGCTGCTAACGGTGCAACTCCAGTTGCTCAAACAGCTGTAGTCGCTCCTGTAGCTCAAGCTGCTGGTATGTCTGATACATTCGATAGGAACAGTATGGTTCAAATCGTTTCTGATATGCTCAAAATTGCTAAAAAATAATTCTTTAAGATAAGAAATCGGGTAGAGTAATATTACTCTACCCGACATCTTATTAAAAAGATTAAAGAAATGAGAGGTGATAATTAAATGGCAAAATACTTTATGTTAAAAGAACCATCTAATCTCATGGATGATTGTGCTTTAAATGCCAATGTAATTACCAAAGTTACAGAAACGGATAGATTTAGACTTATAGAAGAAGTAGGTACATGGTATTATGTAAAGACTAATACTGGTGTAGTGGGTTGGATCAATACCTATCTAAATAATAGATTAAATATAATCGAAGATTACAAACTTGGTTCTCTTGGAATCAAGATAGGTGATTATTTCACTTTAAAATCTGGTGATAAATTTATCAATGATTTAAACGGTAATCAAGTTCAAACTCATAATGGAACCGTACCAGTTAATTATGTGATTAGTAATATCACTAGAGATCCTGATTGTGTTTATACTGTATATGATGGTAAAGAATACAAATTCAGTATCGATGATATTGAGTCTGATAATTTAGTCAAAGAAAGTGATTTTGGATTTAGTCTTCAAACTTTCGATGGTAAAACTGATGAAGCTGATGCTAATAAAAAAGCAGGTGAAACAGATGCTAATAAGAAAGAGAAAGAAGCTCAACAAGCTGAAGTAGAAAAGAATAAAGAAACTCAAACTATTCTTGATTCTGCTATCAATGCTGTACGTTATGCATTCCAAGATCATAATCAGAAATTGGCTAAAGAATTAAATACAATGAATATCAAAAACTTACAAGGTGTATTTGGTATGCCTTATCAGTTTACTGATATTGCTGATATGCGACTAGATCAAAATCCTGACACTCCAGATCAAGGTCCTAATCCATTCATTACATTCGGTCAAACTTATGCTGAAAAGATTGTAGCTCGTATGCCATTGCTTACTATAATACCAGGCAATGCTAAATTTATGGCTAAGTTTACTGATGAACAAAAGAAAAGTGTTATCAGTGAAGTATTGAAAGGTGCTGGTGCAGATGAGAATGAAAATACTTTGAAATCTGTACTTAAAGAATCTGGTCAATACTATAACTTCTATGCTGACTGGGTTGGTTATTATCGTTATGTAAATACTTTATGCCATATCGCTGCTGTATTAATGAAAGTAGACGATATCGAAATTCCTACATCTGCTAAAGGTGGTGGAACAGCTAAACTTAGAGCTTATGACTGGCAAAAAGTTGGCGATAACCCAATTACTGGTACATTATCTTATAGAAACGCTATGTGTTTCTATCTTAATGCCGATAACCAAGTATCTGAATCTTTTAGTAATGAAACTACTAAAACACAATTAGCCGATAAGATTAATGGTATCTCTGATAAGATGCGTGAAATGCAATTCTTAATGGGTGCTACAACTGGTCTTGGTGGTAGCTTACTTGGTAAGAATGATATGACCATGGCTGGTCAAAAAGACAAAGCAACAGATGGTGGTATTATTAGTAAATTCTTTGGCTCTGGTAATGGTAGTAGTGGTTCAGATGGTATACTTGGCTCTCTATTAAGTGGTATGGGTGCAATCATTGAAGGTTCTAAGATGAGATTCCCAGAAATCTGGGCAGATTCTCAGTTCTCTAAAGATTATAATATCTCTATGAGATTCATGACACCTGATTGTGATAACTTAAGTGTATACTTAAACGTTATTGTACCATTGATCCATGTAATTTGTTTAGCTGCTCCTAGAGCAACAGGTGCAAATACATACGGTGCTCCATTTATGGTACGTTGTTTCTACCGTGGGTTCTTTAATATTGACTTGGGTATGATTACTTCATTATCTATCAATAAAGGTGGCGAAGGTAAATGGTCCTTCTCCAATATCCCAACTGAAGTCGAAGTAAATATGACTGTCAAAGACTTATATAGTGTAATGGCTATGTCTATGAATGACTCTTCACATGCTAACCTAGACGTAACTGTATTGTCTAATAATACTCTTATGGATTATTTGTCCAATATGTGTGGTGTCAACTTCTCTGAAATTGATATCGGACGTACATTGACTTTATACAAAGTTCTTATTACAAATAAAGCTAACATGTTCTTGCCTAATATCGCTGGTGAATTAAACCAATGGGTATACAATAAACTCGTTCAATACGGTGGTTTCCACGATTATCGATAATTGTCAATATTGATTTTAAGACTGACAAAATTATAATTAGATGAAATATTATAAAATAATTATTATTTTATTAAATAGGACTTAAAATCATGCGTAGAAAAACAAGACAACAAAAGGCTAATGAATATTCAGCCAAATTTGACCATATTCCAAAAGATTATTACGAACGATTGGAATGGTTATATGATCATTTACATTTGACTCGTTCTAAATGTGATGCGATCATAGCTAACTATAATACTATGAGAGAAACTCTCGAATATAGTACAATATTTATAGTTTTATATGAGGTTCCTGAAGGATCACCTCGTCCACGCTTCAGATTAGTGAATAGACAGAACTTAGCTAACATGGCTATGGCTAATAGTAACTTCGTTCATGTTTATTCACCTTCTGGTGCTGAAGATAATAGATTTATGAGACGTTTAACCACAACTGAAGAGTTTGATTGGTTAAATCATGTAATCTATACTCCATGTATAGTCAAATATTCTACTTTCTTTAAAACTCCTTCGTATTTCAATGCAGTCGATACATATCTTGCTGAATTAGGTGTACATACACCACTTAGCAAACCAGACTGGGATAATATCGGAAAGAAATATTCAGATATGTCCAATTCTAACCTATGGCTAGATGATAGATTGGTTGTATCCGGTACTGTAGAGAAATGGTATTCTGTTTTACCTAGAGTAGAAATTAGAATAGACTTCTTAAATATGCTTACAACTCATAAGCAATATAATTCTATAGCAAGTAGTTATGATGGTGACATTAGATTTTTTGGTGATGGGAGAAATAATATCAATGCATAGTAAAAATGATTATTATTATATCGATAATGAACGAATTGTGGATATTTCACAAGTTCGTAGTATACTTATAGACACAAAGTTCTTTTGTGATGAATTATTACAAAAGGTATGTAATAACTTAAAGGAAACGGAAGGTTTAGGAAGCTATATCTCTAGTTTCAGTATCTTAACTAACTATGATGACATGTCTATTAAACTAGTTTTACGTAAAACCTTCTTTAAACGTTTTGAAGGTAAAGTAAATGGTGAAGATCAAATAGAACTTTATAATTATATCACTCCTGCTGTCATTAAAGCATTCGATGAATCTCTTGCAGCAAGATCTGATCTATCCAATCTAAATAATATTACCAGAAGTCGTAATATTAACCAATTATACAACATCTATGTGGTTGGAGAAAATACAATTATTATTTCTTTCTAAAGTGCAAAAGAAATCCCTCTATCCAATATTGGATAGAGGGGTATTTTCTGCAATTTATTTACTTGGAGCAAAGGAAGCTACAACAGAATCAACGAATGGACGGTTCATATCAACTAAACCATACATATTCATTGCTTCCATAACAGCATAAATAGCCATAGCATCCTCCATTACGTTTTCGATACAAAGTTCACCTTCAGCTGTTTTCAAATGAGGAATATCATTTTTAATAGCAGATTCAGAGATGTTTTCTACTAAGGATTCCATTACACCTTTAGTACGACCTTTGATTCGAGTTAAATGTAATTTAGCTACAGATTCTACTTTAGCTGCATCTTCTTCAGTGGCGGCTTTATCCAATTCAGTTTTAGCTTTGTTGTAGATATCTTTAACTTGATCATTCTTTTCGTTACGATCTTCAATGAAGTTCTTTGTAGCATCGGTAACACGTTGAACGATTTGTTTATTTACACCATCTGGAGTAAGCTTTTCCATTTTATCGGTGAATTCTTCTAATTTGTCATCAGTGATATCTTTTGCTTCATGAGTAGTAAAACCACAAGATTTAAGAGTTGTGATTTTAGAGTTCAATTCTTTACCAAAAGTATTGATAGCATATTTAGTCATAGCAGAAACAGAAGTTTCATCACTACAGAATGCACCAGAATTTAATTTAAGCAATTGGTCATTATTAGCACCTTTTACAGCACCGCAATAGTCTACCAATTGATCAATAGTTGCTTTACCAGTATTTTGAGCATCAGCTCCCAAAGCTAAGTCATCAGAGATCTTAGCAAAGTTATTGTAAAGATATTGTTTTACAAAAGGAAGACGGTAGTCATTACCATCTTTAGGTTGTGCCATAGCAGTCTTAGCACCATCGAAATTACGATTAGAATATTTTTTCAATAGACTAATGGTAGCCTCGATTTCTTGGGTATTAATTGTTCCCATCAGATTGGTTCTCCTCTCCTTCATAGTTTTCTAATACATCTACAAAGTGTTCTAACGTACCACATAAGATATTACCATACCAGCTAAGGAATGATAATATTTTTTGGAAGTATTTATAAGACTCAGTACGATAAGTATTAGTATAGACCACAATAGCATTGTAGTATTCTGTGTTAGCATCAGAGCTAATATCGATGGATTCAATACTGTTTAATTTATTACGCATTAATTCGTTGATATCATCACATGCAGTAAGATAATCACCAGCAATACGACGGAAAGAACCATAATAAATAATTTTATTCTTAGGATTAATAAATTTAGCAGGAGCAATAACTTTTTCTTCTAGTTCTTTGAATTTGAATTTTTCTTCACAAGCTGTTTTAACAGCTTTACGAATTTCTTGCAAACTAGCATCAGGATTATTATTCTTGAAATTGATATAATCTTCATAAAACTCTACAGAAGAGAAATTGACATCTCTATCGATATAGAAATTCAATCTTCTCATATAAGTTTCATCAAATAAAATATCAGGGATTTTTCTAGTCACTTTACCAACGATTGGCATTTCTTTGATGCGGTCGATATCAATACGCATTACAGCGAATTTTTCCATTAATTTTTTAATACGACCATTACGAAGTTTATTGATAAACTTCATAGCATTAAGAAGAAGTTTCTTATAATACTTAATCGCTTCAGTATATACACGATAAATAGCAGCTCTGATTTTGTCCATATCGAAAGCTTCGGTGTATAAGTTCCTGGAGGAAAGATTGCTCATTTCCTCACAGGACTCGATAATGGAATCTAAAATGTAAGTATCCATTATATCACCTCAATTAGAACTTAATAGAGGAGATTACTTTTTGTGCTTTTTGAGTAGCTTTGTTAATAAGAGTTACTACAGCAGCATATGCTTTATGGAACATTTTGGAAGCAAATGGTTTTACAGAACCCAACATACCTTTAGCTTTTTCCAAAGCAGCACCACCAAGGCTAGTACATTTGTCAATACCTTTACGGATAGCACCTAAAAGTTTGTCGATGATTCGTTCATCACCAGCTTCAGAGTAGATAGATACTTCTGCATCTTCATTTTTGGAAGAGATTTTAGAAGAGATGAACTCTTTCAAGCTTGCACATTTAGTGCTGATGTATGTAGCTAAATCTTTAGCATTTTTAACAGCACCTTTAGCAATACCATTCAAAGCTTTCAAAGCTTCATCTACAGCAGATTTCAATTTAGCTATAGTAGTAGAAATAATGCTTTCGTTACCAGAAGCTTCCATGAATGCTTCGAAGTCAATAGCATCTTCATTTTTAGAAGTTACTTTTGCTTTAGCAGCCTTAGCAGCTTTTTCTGCTTTAGCATAGCAAGCAGAACCATAAGCACGAAGACGAGTAAGTGCATTGCTAACGATATCAGAAAGTTTATTTTTGATTTCTTCAAATGTAGCTTCATTAGCAATTACAGCAGCGGATTCACCGAAGTATTCATCTTGGTATTTAGTAGCAAGGAAATCCATAGCAAGCATGTTTTCCATATCAGCATTAAAAGATTCAATTACAGTAGCCATATCAGGAGCTTCTGTACGGATTGTTTTAGTAATAAACATTAGTGTCCTCCTAAATCATATTGTTTGTAATTCTATCATCAGCAGTATTATTAGCTAATTTATAAGTAATATCTACAGTACCATCATCTTTAGTATTGATATTAATGAATTCTGGAACGTCTGTAGAATCCACATAAGGATTTTCTGCTGGGTTTTGATAGATGCTTTGATACATATACCCATACTTATTCAAACCAACAAATTTGAAGTAAACAATTTGTTTGTTGAAAGCATTCTTAACAGCTGTTGTAAGGTTAGGCATATGCAAGTCAGTGATGTAGTTGATATTTTCGATATACTTCTTAATGAAATCTGTAATTTCTGGAGTAATATCTGCACTATCAGCATTACGATACTTAATTTCAAATGTAAGACTGATATTAGTTCTATCCAAATACAATTCTTGATTAACGTTGTAAAGATTCGACGGACCATATGTGTTGAAGAATTTGAAATCAACACCAAACGAATCTTCCAAGATAATCAAAGCGGTTTGTATGTAGTTACGACGAATATCTAACATTTGACAAAGCTCTCTGACTTTTTCAGGATCTTGTAAGTAAGAGTGTTTTACTAATGGAACTCTTTTTAATTTAAATTTATAGCCACCATTATTTTTATCAGCAGCTAATGAGATATAAGATTCCATTATATTTGTGTAGTTATAATACACATCCAAACCAGTAACCATTTCATAGGTATTACATAAAGACCAACCTTCAAGTCCTGGAACGATACTACCAATTTCTTCACCTAAGCCATATTCAGTATCGAATTTAGCAACGACGAAGAATTTAACTTTAGAGTTAGCTGGTAATAAACCTTCGTTCTCTAATTCAGTATTAGGCACATACATACCTCTATTAATAGATAAACGTTGGTTTCTATCAATAACGTCAGTAGTATTGAACTCTAATTCAAAGTGGTAGGAATATTCATCTTCATCATAATCACCTTTACTTAAAGGATTAGCTTTGAAGTAGCGATATGGTGTATAAGTTACAGTACTATCTTTAAGTACGTTCTTAGAATATACCACACCATAGACTTGGATATCTTGTCTAGTAATTTCACCTTGTTCATCAGAACCAATGATATTGAAATCGGATGCGATGTTCTGCATTAAGTTCAAATAGATACGATATTTATTTCGTTCTTCTAAATTACTACTTAATGCATCACGTTTAACATTGACAGCCATATCTGGAATGAATTGAAGTTGTGAATTATTATTAATTTCAGAGAAGCTTAAGTTCTTAGAGTAATTAAGAATATTCATATAGTAATTAACTAGGAATGGATCCTTATTAACTACAATCAAGAATGGGTTAGTATAAACAAACTCATTCTTAGAATTCAAATCAGCTATAGCACTATCTCCGATATTATAAGAATAACCTTTAGTAGAAATACCATTGTTTACAAAGATAGAACCTTGAGGAAGGATATAGTTTGTAGCATTAGTATTTTGGAATATTCCTTTATCGAAAGATACGTCCAAAGTATTTGTTGGTACAATATTATTATCATTATTTTTCAATAATAGATAAGCAAAGAAGATACGGTCAATTTGATTGTGTAACTTCTCTAAGAATACCATTTTATATTTATCAGAAACTTGGTTGAAATAGTTTCTGATATCTTTAGAAGTAGTGATAGTACTTCTAGCAAGCATTTCTTTAGGGATAATCTTACGAATCTCTTTGATTGTTTTCTTATCTACTGCACCTTTAGAGTCAGAGTAAGGAATTATCAAAGCATAGATATTATTGTAAGGATATCTTTCAGATGCTAATACATGAGTAGTTTGTGCTTTGTATGCAAAGTTACACAAAGAACCAGATGTAGTAAAGATATGAATAGTAATATCACTATTCATACGTGGTTGATAAGAGTCACGATTAAATGTAATACGAATAGTAGAATCATCTACGTATTGATAGTTACAGTATTCTTCATTAGGTACTTGAGAATACAATCCATCATATAGACATTTAAGCTTATGAGTCTTACCACCTTCATTTACTTCAATATAGAAATCAACTAATTGGTTATTGAAAGTAAATGAAATAGTTTTAGTTTCAAGAGGATTAGTTACAATAATCTTCTTATAGAATCTATCATGAACTACTTGTCTAACTTTAGTTTGGATAGCAATCATTTGGTCATCGTTTACTTTAACCACACCTACTGTTGGTAAGTATGGGTTGACGATGTCAGAATAAGAACTATTACCATCGATATCATATACTGCAGTATAAATCCATTTACCACTAGGGGTTTTAGATCTACGAATAACGATATCATAATCCAATCTATAGACGTAAGAAGTACCACGACTATCTCCAGTAGAATTAATATTAAATTCGTACTCTTTATCGAGTACAAATCTATCATTAGTCATATTTGCTATTAACGCACTTTCTGGTAAGAAGAGAGTTACATTAATAGATGCTGGAGTTGCTCTAATATTATCGATACCAAGACTTAATGCATGGCAGAGAACGTTACGCTCTAATTGAGCTCTAGTTGGATTAGACTCATTAGAATATTCTGCAGCCATTACAGATACATTCTCTAGGATATTAGAATGGATTTCGTTTAAATAACCATATAAACCTAGAGCTAAAGTATCATCTGGGATATCGATATATTTAGCTTTGATAGAATCGACGAAGGCAGCTAATTCATAAATACTAGGAGTTATCGTATGATCACTTGTTTCTTCTATCAGATTATTAATGGCATCGGTACCATTATCGATAGCTTCATTAGCCATTTAAAGTTTACCTCCTATCGTTTTTGATAATCATAAGATTTATTTGGGACTTGATACCACTTCAATTTATATTGAACGATATCAGAATTAGTTGGTTTGTATTGTACAACGTATGGACAGAATGCAGCTTCACCTGTTACATTTTGAATTGTCTCATCATAGATAGGTAATTCGTCTGGTTGTTTACCATACATACGAACGTTACATAACCAATTGAAATGATCTAGAATCTTAGGATTCATATCATCTTGGAAACTACCATGCCATGTGGTAGAGAAATGAAGTTGTCCATCAGCAGGCATATCAGAGAAAGTTTCTCTTGGTACAGACTTAGGATAGCAACCCAAGATATAAGACCAATGAATAATAGTTTCACCATCTTCGCCAACGATAAATTTAAACAATGTCATTTGGTCTGAGATGATTTTATGAATTGAATATTCTTGATGAGCTGGAGATACTCTGCCTTCGGCTTTACGTTTTTGATAATGATCATAAGCTTTAAACCATAGGTAGCAATTTAAGTATCTATCATCTCTGAAGTCTAGAGAGAAGTCAGTATATTCATCGGATCTATATGAACTTTGACGGTAAGCAATTTTTGTACCATACATATTCACCGCAGATTCTATATCATCAGCTGTAACACTGTTTAGTTCCAAGTTGGATTGTTTATAGTTGGATAGGATAGGAATAAATGGATTTCTATTATCAAATCCAGGAGCTGTATATTGTAAGTTTGCTAATACAGAATAAGCATAACCACGAGAAACCATCATTCTAAAGAATGGGTCATTAGCAATTTCTGGATTTAAAATACTTCCATCTTTATTTACAGCATCTGCAGTAGTACGGAAGATGTGCAAATCTGGTTTAGTGAAGAATACATATTCTCTAGTAGTCCCAAGCATTTTATATGGGTCCATTCTAGGGAATAGATAGAATGTATTAAAATCATCGAAATCGTTCCGTTGGTATATACCATTGGCACGAATAAATCTAGCTAGATCACTAGCAGAGTTATCGATATCTAAATTTGTTCTTTGGAGCAGATCGGCATAGATAGCAGATCCATTAGTCTGTTTGGTCACTAGATTTTGTATCTCCATAGAGTTTACATTCTTAGCACCACCAGGCAATGAAGCGTTGTCTAATGAGTTAAAATCCTGCTCGTTATATTCATCGATTTTAGCCATTTTTCCTCCTTTCTAAAGTTATTTTAATGTTTTCCCAATGTATTCCTACCAGCCAAAATGGCAGCCTTGTATTATAGTAATACTATTTACATTAAATTAAATGTGCCCATATATGGTCACTTTGAATCTTTAAAAAGGAGGTAACCTACTTAATGAATAAAAGAGATATTAATGGTATCCACGAAACCGTAATTAGTGATCTTGGTAAATTATTCGAGAAATTCGATGGTATCGATATCATTAAAAAGACTTTTGGGTCTAATAAAGGTAATATTAATTCTGCTAGTTCGATTGCAAAAGCAGCATCTAACTTAGTTTTGACTTTCCCAGTATTAGTAGATGAATCTGTATCTTTGAATACAGCTCAAATTCTTACTCGTGCTATTGAAGGTAAAGCTTTGGTTATGCTTCAACTTTTATTCTCGGCTATTTCCGTACAGTCTTTAAAAGATGATGAAACAGCATTTGATGTTATTGGTAAAATTCATAAGAATTTAAACTCTGATGATATTGAAGACTATATTCAACGTATGGAAACAATGGCTACAAATGAATCCTATGAAGCATTGGATCATTTGATGAAAACCATCCGAGAAGAAAACATTGCTATCGATACTTATACTTTCAACGAAAGCTATCCAGCTCCAATCGATGAAGATGCGAATAATAAATCAATGAATGATGTTAAAAATCGCACTACTGGTGGGTTTATTGCTGATATAAAAGATACTGATATCAAGAAAGTAAATAATATGATGCCTTCCGTATTGGTAGTTAAATTACACAATAAAAATAGCCAAATTACAACTAACGTTGCTGTCGGTGTAAAAGCTAAAATCCAATATGTTCCTCAAGATGAAGTGATTTATCGTATTTCTTCTAAGAATAAAGATAAAAACATGTTGTTCAACTTTATTCGTAGTACAACTCGAGAAATCTCTTTCTTGAAAGACTTCTTATTTGCTTTAGACAAAGCTAAACTCGATGCTATCAAAATCCAAAAATCTTCTAACAGTGTTTGGAAGATCTTAGAACGCCGTGCTGTTCGTAACAGAGTTAGAATGTTTAATAATGACGGTGGTTACGGTGGTATTGTATCTTTAGTTATTTCTGCTGATACATTGGCTACTCTTAATAAAGAATATGACTTCAAAGCTTCTATCTCTGAAGTTGAAAATCTTATCTCTCAATATAATCTCCTCTCATTCTTCGTTGCTGATGATGTAAATGAACGTGCTACATATTTATTTGATGATGCTAGCCGTCAATTTACAACTGTATCTTATACTGCTCTTGAAAAGACTGACAGTAAAGATTATAAAAAGATTATTAATCTTCTTGTAGGACAACGATAAGAAAGGATATTAAACATGCGTAGAGAAATTCAAGAAGCATATGATCAATTGCTTCCTAAAGATCCTGATACAATCATGACTATTACTTCTTTTACTGAAGAAGAACATCCTAAAGCTATGGCTGTATTGGCTAACAAATTATATGGTATGCTAGTTGATAAACTTGAAGATATTGACTTCAAAGAAATTGAAGATTCTGAAGGTGATATCACTAAATTCAAATACTATACAAAGACTCGTGAATCTATTGCTGTTCTTAAAGAACTTGCAATTCAATCTGGGTCTGGTGAAGAAGATGTAAAAGATATTGAAAAGGCTCTTACTTATCTCGAATCTAATAAGACTGTATTTATGAAAGCTTTCAGATTGGATATCCATATCTTGAAATACCTTTATAATACAATCGTAATGGCAATTATTGCTGACATCGCTTACTTCACAACAGTATGTGTAGAATTCGTTAAGAATCCTGATCATACTGTATCTATGGAAATTAGTAATGTTAAAAAATACAAAACTAAATTCTATATGGTCCACGAATCTATTAAAAACTTTAATGGTATGGTGGAAAAGAAACAACTTGAAAAAGTTGCTAATGGTCTAATGAAAGTTAAATCCGAAAACTTTGCTGCTGAAATTACAATTGCCACTTATGTTGGCGTTGGTTTAGCAGCTGCTGTAGGTGCATTTATTATAGTAACTAAAGTTATTATTCCTACTATTCGTGAATTAGCTTACTTATTCTTCTCTGTAAGAGTAAGTGTTTCTAATTACTGTGCAGTACAACAAAAATTGTTAGAAGCAAATGCATTACGCATTAAATCTAATGGTGGTGCTAAAGATGTAGCCGAACGTCAATTAAAAATCGCTGCATTCTTTGAAAAACTTTCCAACTTCTTTGCAATCAAAGTAGTTCCTGCTGAAAAGAAAATTGATAGTACTCTTAAAGGAGTTAAACCTCGTCTTACTAAAGATGAAGTTAATGGCTCCGATGACGATACTTTGACTTTATTCTAAATAAACAAATACTATTTGTTTGGAGGATATCTCATCCCTATCCTCCTTACTATACTTATTAAGGAGGATATACATGTTCTATACTAAAACTGAACAAGTATCTGATAAAGCTCTTGGTATTTACGTTTCTTGTGAATCCGTAGAAGAAGCTTTGATTAACTCTATTACTGAATCTTATGAAGATTTGGCTAATTTCAATGAAGCACTTGCTTCCTTTGATATTAAAGAACAAGAATTGATTTGTTCTGAATCTACTGAACTTGATGCTTTCCGTGAAGAAGCTGCTAATAAAGGCACTGGCTTCTTGGATACTCTTATTAAGAAAATCCAAACTCGTTTACATCAATTCATTGCTTTCGTAATTAAAAAATACACTGAACAAGCTTTCAAAATTGCTAAAAAAGTAAATGGTGATTTGGAAAAGAATGACCTTAATGAAGCAAAACTTAAAAATGCTTTAGAAGGCAAAGGTGTTAAGATCAAAACTTACGAAAATACTACAACTAGCACTGGTATTCAAGCATTGACTAAATGTCTTGCTGATATCATTGATTCTTTATCTACAGTAGATGATATTTCTACTAAAGAAATTGATGAAAAATTCAAAGCAATTCTTGGTAAAGAAGTAGAAGTAGATGTAACATCTCAATTGATTGATATCAAAGCTGGTGCTACTGAATTTAAAGAACTTTGTGAAGATGGTGAAAACCGTCTTGCTTTGTTGCTTGGTTCTTATAAAACAGATAATGCCGAAGAAGCTAAAGAAAATGCTAAGAAAGCAAACTTTGTAGCTCTTAAAGGTCGTGTAGCTATTACTACAGCTATGCGTTATGCTGGTAAACAAGCTACTCGTATCGCTATTGCATACGGCACTGCTATCCGCACTGCTAAAAAAGCAATCGCTAAGGCTACTAAATCTGAAGACGAAGAATAATATATTACCACTAGCTAATATTAGCTAGTGGTATTCTTAATATAGATTAGAAAAACAATTTATTAAGTATAACTAATTCATCCCTAGTGTATACTGAATTAATAATATTTTATTTAGAGAGGTATAGACTATGTTTATTACTAAAACAATGAATGAGTCTGCCGATATTGAGCTTGAACAATTTGATCTTGTAGATTCTATTTGTGAATCTTATGAAGACTTGTTGAACTTCAATGAAGCATTAGCTCATTTTGATATTAAAGAACAGGAATTGATCCATACCGAATCTGCTGATCTTGACGCATTCCGTGAAGAAGCTATGGAGAAAGCAAAACAATTCCTTTCTAATTTGGTTGCTAAAATTAAAGCTAAATGGTATCAATTCATTGCTTATCTTGCAAAGAAAATTATTTCTTCTTTAGAATTACGCTATAAAGCCCTTTCCAAAATCACTGATTTAAATAAACGCTTGAATGATTTCTCTGCAAAATATAGAAGCGTTGCTAACTTACCATTCGGTGGTTTAATGGGCAAAATTCCTGAATATAAAGGTAAACCTGTAGAAATCTCTCAATTCATTAAAGTAGTATTTACAGAAATACTTCCTAAAGAATTAGACGTTATTACAGACATCGCATTCAATAAAACACAAGAAGATCGTAAAGCATATGATTTCTCCAAACGTTTTAAAGAAGAATATGGCGTTAAAGACTACGTACCTAATGTGGGTATTGGCTTCGGTTCTATTGAAACATTTGTACTTAAAGTAGACGTTAAAGCTGCTATGGCTAATATCAAAACCCATATCAAAGATGGTAAAGGTTATATTGATGATGCTATGAAGAAATTAGATAACTTCAAAGCTGAAACAAAAGAAATTGCTAGTGCAGCTAACTGGGTAATGGTACAATGTCGTAAAAACTATATGACTGCTGTAGTACGTGTTCAACGTTACTTCTACGCTATCGTTAACGGTATTAGTAACATTGCTTTAGGTTTCTAATTACTAATTATATTTCTATTATAAAAACAAGTTATTAATGTATTATAGTTACTTCATCCCTAACTATATTTACTATACTATTCATGACAATAATAAAGGAGTAAACTATGTTTATTACTAAAACTGTAACTGAGTCTGCTCAACTTGAAGTATCTGAAATGTCTCTAGATCAATATATGGTTGAATCCGCTTGCGAGGCATATGAAGATCTTTTGAGCTTCAATGAAGCATTGGCTCACTTTGATATTAAAGAACAAGAATTGATTCATACAGAATCTACTGAATTGGACTCTTTCCGTGAAGATGCTATGGGTAAAGCTAAACAATTCCTAAAAGATTTGGTAAATAAAATCAAAGCTAAATGGAACCAATTCATCAACATGGTACTTAAAAAATTAACAACTTTTATTGCTAATAAAAATAAGAAGACTGCTGAAGATATCAAAAATATCGGTGCAAACGAACTTATTGCTGTAATCGATGCTGCTGGTGCTAAACTCAAATACTTTGAAAAAATCAACTCCATTGATAAAGTAATTTCTGACGTAGTTGACTTTGGCGATGCTGCATTTAAATTTATCGATCGTGCTAGTTTGGAAGAATTAAACAACTACAAACCTTCCGATAAATTCAAAGAAGAATTCGGCAAACCTGTAGCTAAAGACGTTAAAGGTAAAGAAGTATGGGAAGCATTCCAAGAAAGCACTAAAGCTGAAGCAGTAATTAAAAAATTCCAAAAAACTTTGGAATTTGCAATTGAAAATGCTGGTAAAGCTGCTAGTGGTGATGAAAAAGAAGCTGCTCGTAAAGTTGTATTGATTAACCTTAAAGGTCAACAAGTTATCAAACTTGTTCTTGCTTCTATTATCTCTACAGCAGGCTCTACTTCATACGTTCTTGGTATGGCTGCAGTTAGATATGCAAAAAACTTTAAGAAAAGCGACAAAAAATAATAGCTAACAATTTCCCACTACCCAATATTGGGTAGTGGGTATTTTTATCATTCTTTGTCTCTATTATCTTCGTAAATTTTAATTAAAGAAGACACACTGATTAGACATGTCATAAAATATCTACGAGACATAGATAAAAAGATATTTACCATTTTAGTAAATTGAATATATCTCCAAGTAAACAATTTATATGTTTGAGGGGAGACTTTACTAGCATTTATCATTGCCTTTAATTCTTTTTCGGATTTATCAAAATAACCACCGCTACCAACAACACCATCCATGGTTTTTATAACTGATTCAAAATCATTAAATGATGCAACTGGGTATATAAGAGTTTTATCATTATTGGTAGTGATAGCTTCAAATTTACCTACATTCTTTTCTACTCTTTCTTTAAATAGTGCAACTGCATCCTTTTTCATAATTGAGTCAGATTCTAATGGGTTGCTAATATCTAAGTCATCATATAACACATTATACAATTCATCAGATGCTTTATCAATAAATTCGTTTAAAGAAACGATTTTATTATTTTTAACTATAGCTTTATGTAAATATCTACTAGCATAGTTAGCCTTACCACTAGGAGTTTTATTTGTATCTTTATACCATGCTAAAGCTTTATTGAGTTTATCTTTATTTTTAGATAAATATTTATCTAACTTATTTTTGAATAAGTTTGTAATTTGTGTATTTACCCATTTTATAAATGCTTGGTATTTCATTTTTAGTTTAGCGATAAATTCAGTAAACATTTCTTTAGCACGTTCCATAGCTTCTTCGCGGAATGTGTCAAGTTCTGTAGATTCAGTATGAATCAATTCTTGTTCTTTGATATCTAGACGTGCTAGAGTATCGTTTATTTGAATAAGATCTTCGTATGATTCACAAATAGAATCAATAAGATCGAATTGTTCAACTGATTCATTCATTGTTTTAGTAATAAACATATCTTACTCCTTTATTGGAAATTATTTTAATTGATAACTAGGGATGAATAGTTATACTTAATAAATTGTTTTTTTTTATAGATTCTCATATCTTAGGTTTTATGAGCTTTTATCCCCATAACACTTATATAAATTTCATTTACTTTTGTTTTAAAGGAGGGTTCTATACAGTGAAACCTATTTTTACACAAGAACAAGCCTGCAATATTCTTAATGGTAATTATACTCGTTTAAATACAGATAAAGAATGTACAATTTCCAAAGCAATGTTTGCTGAAGCTGTAGAAAATATGGAAATCCCTGCTGATGTATCTAATGGTAATGATTTAGTCGCTGCTGTTTTGAATAAAGCAGCTAGAACTGAAGAAGCTATCTCCAAGAATATTTTATATTCTGGTTTGAAAGCAAATTCCACTAATACAACTTGGGCTCCATTTAATGGTTATAGCTATACTAACTTGAACGATAATAAAACTCCAAATTTAGATAGCCTTAACGATGTTTTAGAAAAACTAGATTCTAGTATCTTCTCTGGTGTATCCGGTACTAGTACTACATACACTGTATCTAGTGATGAAGCAGTTAAAACTTTACATAAGACTTTCATTGAAACTCTTAAAACTATTGGTGATCAAGAAGAACTTATTTATGATAATATCTTCTCTAAAACTAATAAGAATGATGAAGATCAAGAGTCTTTAGGTATTAAAGCTTATACTTACTTCCGTGGCGGTAGTGCTATTGTTCGTGCTACTATCGATCCAGAAAAGAATGGTAAACTATATCAAGATATTAAAGGCGATGTACCTAATATCGTAAATGCTTATAGTACACCATTCCGTAAAGCTGTAGCAGCTTTCCAATCTATTACAAATAAACTTAATAGAGAAGCTGTAGCTCCTACACAACAACAAGCAGAACAGCTTAAATATGCTGCAGAAAAACTTTCTAAAGCTATTGCTTGTTATGTATCTTGCTACTTATCTAAAGCTAACGTAGTATATGCTGCTAAAGCAGATGCTATTGCTGAGTTCTTAAATACTAAAGATGCTTATGCTCTAGCAGACCAAAATATCACAGAAAAACCAGAACCAATGGACAAAGATTCCATCTTCGAATCCTTTGACTTTGATGATGAATTTGGCTTAGGTATGATGGACGATGAAGAAGAACCTATCTATGCTTTAGAATCTTCTGCTATCGAATGTGAGTATGAATACTTAACTAAAGAATTGTTGTTGCAAGAAGCAGTAGATAAATTCTATGCTACATACTTCGATGATGCTAAATTAGTATACAAAGAAGATATGCAGCAAATGGCACAACAAGCTGCTAATAAATTCAAACAAGCATACAATGATAAAGGTAACTTGGCTACTCGTTTCCGTAAAATCTGGGCTCAATTTGAACAATTCTTGCAAAATATCTTTTCTAAGTTTAAAACTTCTATGGAAACTCGTATTAAAGATATGCAAGCATACATTGCTCAAAATGAACAAACTATTCGTACCAATGGTCAAAACTCCAATGCTATTGCAACATTCGGTGATTATAAACAAGGTTTGAAAAACATTCAAAATGTTACATTACCTGATATTAACCAATTGGTTGCTAATGCAGAAAAAGGCACTATTGCTTCTGTAGAAGATATTCAAACTCAAGTTAAAGGTTTCAGTCACCCATTCACTCCAGGCGGTGATAATAACTTCACTGAGTTCTGTAAAATCCAGTTCTATGGTACAACTAATGGTAAAGTTGACCATCCAGTTAAAAACATTGTTGGTGATGCTATTGAATTCTGTAAAGACTTCAAAGGTTATAGCGATTTGATTGATAAACAAACTAAAGATGTATCTGCAGTTGAAAAACTTATCAGTGATAAACTTGATAAATTAACTCAAGTCGACAAACAACAAGACTCCCAACAAGGTAATCAACAACAACAATTACCTCCTGGTCAACCACAACAAACTCAAAGTGCTCAACCTCAACAACAAGCACAACAACCTGCTCAACAACAAAGCCAACCACAACAAACATCTCAACACAACTCTGTTACTTATGATGATATTAAGAATTACATTCAATCTTATCTAGAAGCAGACCAAAAAGATGATGGTCCTGGTATGAGCATTAAAACTCCAGATGGTAAAGCTGTAACTTCTGGTGAAGGTAATGCAACTTCCGATCCAGAAAAGAAAGCTGCTAATGCTATTAGTACATTGGCTATTAATTACCAAAACGTAATGCGTTCTGTACATACAGCTAAAATTACTGCATACGAACGTATTTATGCTGATTACTCTAAACTATTAAAGAGCTTAGGTAATGGTGTTGAACAACCTCAAGGTCAAAATGGTACACAACCAGTCCAAAACCAACAACCTCAACAACAACCTGCTCAATAAAAAACAGAATAATAGGAGGTACCGAATATTCGGTACCTCCATATTCTTCGCAATTTATTCATCTCTTGTAATCTTGATAATAGGCTTATCAGGAGCATTAGTTGTAGGGGTATTTTCTTTTTTATCTTTAGGAGCTATACTTTCTATTTCATGATCTACATATCCATTCAAATCAAATCCAGCTCGTCTACTGATATTATTTGCTTTATCAATAATACCAGATACTCTACCAGAACTTCTATTGGCTTGAATATAACTAATAGCTTGTTGTTTAACAAAATCACTTGTAGGTCTATTAGAACCTTTAAAGTCATTATAATCCTTATCTATCTTAAGACTATAATTCATAAGTTCAGTTAAGTTATGTAATGGAATATTATTACCCATTTCTTTTTCTATAATAGATTTAGAAGAAGCAACAATATCTTTCCAATCACCTTTAACCAATTTCTTAAATGATTTTTCATTTGCAGTCTTTTGGTTAGATTCAACTTGAACTTTACTTAATTGGATTCTTGTATTAACAGCAAACTTACCACCATGACGAGTAAATATATCAACCTTACGATTTAAAATAAATACACCATCTTTATTAGAATGAGCGTCATAGTTATGAACGATATATCTCTTATTAGGAGTAATAACTGTAGTATCTAAACCATTTTTATTTAGAGTTAGACGTCTAGTATTATTCTCTATACGAGACTTAATATTCTTAACCATATTGACGTTATCATTTTCAACCCTTACGATCATTGTACCAGATTTATGTCTCCCTTCGGAGATATCTAGGTACGCATTAAAGCTAGAGATACCCAAACGTCCAATTTTGGACAAGTCTTTAACGGTGTTAATGTCTTTTTGAATATCATCGAGAGAGTCAATGGAGAAGTCCAGGGACTTTACAGAATTGACTATATCGGAGACAGAAGACTTCATTTGGTCTAATGTCTTACGAGCAGTTGCACCGATACTACGGATATCTTCTAATAATCCAGAACGTAAATCTTTTACTTGACCAATGATATTAGACTTAAGATCTTTCTTAAATGAATCCATAGATTGAACCTTAGGTTCTACAGCTTCAACTGCTTCTTTTACTTGAGAATTCTTAGCTTTATATTCAGCTATTTCTTTATTGACTTTTTCTACAACTTCAGAGAACTCTTCGTTATAACCACGAACGTTACCAACTACTAAACCCAATGGGTCAAGAACAGAACCAGAACTTTCAGAAGCAATATAAGACTTAGAAATCTCATTGAAAATATTATTAATCTCTTGGTTGATATCAACTATCTTAGCTTGAGCTTCTACTTCTTTTTGCACTACAGTAGCTAGTTCTTTTTCTTGTTTAGCTATAGTCTCTTTAGTTTGGTCTAACTCTTTCTTAGTTGCATCGATATTATCTGGTGCATTAATAGGAGATACACCACCTAATAAACCACTAAGCCCAGTTAGTTTACCCATAGCTTGAGTAAGAAGTTGTTTATTTTTACCAAATTCTTCAGGTACTTTAGGAATGCTCTTCTTAGCTTCTTCAAGTTCTTTGAATTTCTTATCTAGTTTTTCTAGATACATCTTCTTATCTGCTGCAGATAATACATATTGGTTTGTAGCACTATCACTACCAGTATTTTCTGGTATAGCTTTAACTATATTGATACCTTTAGTAACTTCAGATGTACACTTATCTGCTACAGATTGAGCTTGCATTGCACAGTCTTTAAGTTTACATTCTTGATCATAAGTATCACTAGGAATGCCAGCCATCTGTTTAGCTTTATCTACTATAGTAGACTTAATACTATTTACAGTCTTCTTAATCTTATTCATTGCTTCATTGACTTGGTCTAGCATAACAATAGTGTTATTCTTAGATGGATCAAGAATTGTAGCAATTTGATTATAAAGCTTTGTTGTATTATTATCGATTCTATATACAGTATCTTTTACATTCAAAGTAGCCATATATAGTTTCTTTTCATCATCAAACATCAAGCCTTCAATCTCAGCAGTTTCGTCATCTATTGCTTTGATATCAAATAAAACATCAGTAGCTGGTTCAGATGATTTTTGTACTGGATTACCAGATGTAGATTGAAGATAAATACAACCAGGTTCTATATAGAAACGATAATCGGTGTTATAGAAAACAGCAGTATTATTAAAGAACTCTACTGTCTTATATAATGATTCCTGAGGTGGTACAATAAGCTGAGGTATTGGTTCATTATGGTCAAACTTTTCTACTAGTAAAGGAGTAGATTTAATGAATGACAATATAGCATTAAATGGGTCTGTATTGATAAAGGTTGTATTATTAGTCTGCTTATTAGCAGTAATACATTCTTTAAACATAAGACCGATAGCAAAGGTTTCTAGTTTATCACTAGTATCTTTATTAAACCCAGCATAGTCAATATCTGTATTGTAGTTTATATCCTTATCAATAAAGTAAGACATTTCACCACTGTATGGAGTAATAGCTTTACCCTTTTCAGCACCATCAGTACTATCTTTCTCTGCTTTCATTTTAGAAAGAGTCATTACGATAGTAGCTGTCTTAGCATGTTGTACCATCTTATCCATATCTTTTTTATCTATAGATAATCTAGCATACATAACTGGCATAAGAGCTTCTTCATAGTTATTATCCATGGACAGCATTACTATATTTTCTGGAGATATATCGAATGTATCTACAGCACCTTTATCATCAGTATTTGTCCATTTCATACTTATATCATACTCATACTTCATCTAATCAAACCTCCTTTCTGATAAAAAATAAAAAAAAATAAAAGGGAAGCAAAGATGCTTCCCTTTATTAATTTGATGAACACAACTTCCGTGTCATCAAACCCAGGATCAAAAAGGTGAGTATTAATCATGGAATACATCACCTTCTTGATCTTCTTTCTTTGCTCTACGTTTTCCATTGATTTGTCTATTCAAAAAACGACCAATGAAAGACATTACGAGCATGCAAATAAACCATACGATTATGCCGATCAATACAGCACCAATAAAGTATAGGAATGCATCGCTCATACCTGACTCGATACCGTAATTAACATTTCGACCAGCTAATGCCATGTCGGCATACTGTTCAAAAAGAAATTTTGTCATTACATTGAATGCAACTAACAAAGATACAAAAGCTTTAAACAAGAAAGATGTTTTCATAATGAAACCTCCTAATAAAATAAATATAATATAATATGAAATATCCTTTTCACTATTATATTATATCATTGTAATTTCGAAGTTTTACAAATCTTCTAAAATTATAGGATTATTCTTGAAATACTTATTATTTATCTCTTTAACTGCATCTGGATCTTGTTTACGTTTTAGATAATCATCTAGTTTAGACTCACTCATAGATTCATATACTAAGTATTGGTAGTTGATATCTATAGCCATGAACCTATCAACAAACTCTTGTTGTCCCATACTACATTTCTTTTTAGGATTAGCTAGATAGTAATCACAGAATCCATTATATAAAGCATTACAATCATGCTCTATACCAGATATTAGACCATTAATGATATCCAATGCTGTAGGTAGAGAAACTTTAGATTTAACACCTAACCGTTGAATACCATTTAATATCATAAGCATAGATATGAACTTAGGATTTATAGGGAATTCTGGGACAAACTTTCTGCTTTCGTATAAGAATGCATTAAGACAAGTTATAGAATTATATGAATATGAATTATCTTCAGCAAACTTTCTTGATTGTCTAGCTACTACAACTTCTGGATTAGTACTAGGTAGTTGATACATGTAATGTGACGTCGATATTACTAAGTTAGCTGTCCTATCTCCGCCAAAATAGTTATGATCTAGCATATGTTTGATCATAATAGTAGCATCTACAGAACCAGCTTTAAAGTAAATATCAGGAAGATATGGACAAAGAAGATGCAATAGACTCAAATTAGACTCTATCATCTTATTGTAACTATCTCCCGCATCAGCAAAGCGTTTGTTATAATACTTATTATAACCAGCTAGTAATTTAGCTGACTTCTTATACATACCATTCGAAGCAACTAAGATAATCTTAGATTCTGTCTTATAGTATTTTCTAAAGAAGTTTCTTAAATGACCAGCATAGTTGATAACCATAGAACACGCAACGAAGAAGTCATTAATTCTGACAGGACCAGTTGGTGGAGTTAAGAATTGGTATAAGTCAATAAAGATATTGACTTTATCTGCATTAGAATTAGCAAATTCTGTTTGAACTATTCTATCTAATGCTTTATAGGTAATAAACTTACCATGAAAGTACGATTCGATAGGAATCTGCTCTACTAATTTTACCATAATCTGTTACCATGGACCTTTCTTTCGCCAATGGTTTACTACTTTTTTGAGTATATTATCACATTCGTCACATATACCAGATAGGAACCATTGTGCTGGGCTATTTACAGTCTTACCACAGTACCTACAACTATGAGGCAGCTTTTCAGCTTTCAGCATGCGATTGATACAGCTACGACAGAAAGGTGCTCTGTGTTCAGCTGGTCTTATAGCATCTTCACGGTCACAAATAATACAACGGAAGTACCATAAAACTACTCTAGGTGGAATGACATTATCAATCACACAAGTTTCAAATGAACACTTACCGTTATTATCTATATACTTACATTTATAATCCCCTTTATGAGGACAATCAATGAATTGTATAAAAGGACCTTTGGTATCACCAGTGACTTCGGTTTGAGATTTGTCTTCTAGAGCCATTTAATCAGCTCCTTTCTATTAAAGACCACAAGCCTCTTTTGGATCATAGAATTCTTCAGATGGTTTACCCTTTGGAGCTTTCTTACCAATAGAAGCTAAAGCATCATCAAAATCTTCACGATCTTTGATCGCATTAATAATTTCATGAGTATGACCAAAACCTTTTTCAGCCATAACTCGTACTAAATTATGAGGACCCTCTTCAGTTAAGAAAGTAACACCTTTATTAGCACGTTCAGAATCGATGTCAATAATCCATCGACGGATTTCTAGTTTTTCTGCATTAGAACCCCATGCTAATTTACGAAGCATGATTACAGAATTACCACGAGAATCAATAGGCTCATCAATATCGCCTACGGTATAAGAAAAATCCATTTCTTTTGCCATAGTTTTCACCCCATAAAATAAAAATGAAAAATAATATAAGACTGGGAGATAGTCATATGACTATCTCCCCAACCTTATACTTCTAAATAATTAGAATTGTTTTGTGAAGCTTGGGCTAAACGCATCTACGTCTTGACCGTTTGTTACGTTGAAGTTGGCTTCAACGATAGCTTCATTGATCTGCGTAATTTGGATAATATAACTAATATTGGTTTGACCAACCAATGGATAGTTATTGTTGCTTTCAGGACGAACAACGTTTACAGTGTAAAGGAATGTTTCACCTTTTTCGTTTGTTCTTCCGTACATTTTTTGAAGGAATTTAGGTAAATCAACGATGATTGCTTTGTAAGCATGAGGTTCACCGCCGATTAAGGAGTAGCCACCTTCAACAAAATCTTTGGAAGCGTTAGTCCAATTCACAGTGCCATCTTGTTTGAAGTTGTAAATTGGGTTATTGTTTCGGAAGTATACTGCAGGAATGATATCAGCCAATTTAGCTTGACCTTCATCAGTAAGTTCCAACAATTGACGGAAATCAGAAGTGGAGCGTTCAGTCATACGAGCGAACACACCTTTACCAATTTCTTTTTGTTTAGGAGTAACTACTAACTTAGTTTTACCTTCAACGCTTGGTTTGTTAGTCAAGATCAAAGTAGCTTTTAAGCCAGTCTTTGGATCAGGATACACAGTACAAGCTACAACATCATCACTCACGCGACGTAATGTTTGTGCAATAGATGCACCAAGATTGCGAGTAGTAGTATAGATGCTACCACTAGCAGCTTTGAATTCGATTGTGTCGAACTCGAGAGGGTCTACCTTTTTTGTTTCTGCTGTTGCTTTTTTGTCGGTAGTTTGTTTTTTGTCGAAGTTAGTTAATTCGACGTTTTCTAAAGTTGCCATGTTGAATACCTCCTGGCGTTAATAATGGACCATGTATCACTGCCTGGTCCTACTGGCAGGTTCTAAAATTTGCTGAATCTATATTAGACTCATTACAATATAGTTCAGCGATAAATAAATTACGAATAGAGAAACGAATCTATGGGTTTAAGTGAACGATCAATAATGATGATGAATCACTTCTCTATTCAATAATATATTATATGATTATAATATTTTTTAGTGAGCGAAGATTGTTTCTAATTCTTCCTCGGTAAATGCTTGATCAATTTGAGATGCTTCAAATATGAAATCACCTTTGAGATATTTAAATACGAATAACTTCTTCGTCTTAACATCTCTGATTAATTCATAATTATTTCTAATCTCTTTGAAGTTTACATCATACCAATACTCAGCACAGTAAGTTTTTAGTAATTGGTATGAAATGATCATTTGAAGATCTTCTAAGCATTCTTGAGTTAATAACACTACATCTCTACTATAGTATCGTTCTATCTCTAGTTCATATGGCATAATACCATTGATTTGATCTATAGACTGTAAGAACGATGCTAAGTACTCTTCAAACGTATCTCTAAAACATGCTTTAGATAATAGATTCAAATCTTTTCTGATTTGATTTGGAATCAATTCCAATACAGTTTCTATATTATCATCAATATAGAATGCAAACTTGGTATATAGTCTATTGGTATCGGTAGGTAACATTTCATCGATATCTTCATATACCAATCTATTTGTACTTCTAGAAATTAGAATAGTATTGGTTATATCAACAGATGTTATATACCATTGATCTTTTCTAACGTCATGATATTTGAATACTAGATCATAATCATCTTTATTCTTACCAGTCCAATAGATTTCCATATAACCAAATGGAATTAGAAGTTTATAATTGTTTTTCAATTCTTTACGTTTAAGAACTTTCTGTTCTTTAGTAAAGTCTTCATCCATACCGATGAAGTCAAATAGTTCATTGCGAACACGATAGATATTTTCACTATCGTAATACTTTAATCCTAATAAAGTTGATTGCATTTTATTCCTCCTTTCTTTTAAGCGAAAATGTATCCGGTAGAGAATATTCTCTACCGGACTTCATATAGATATTATATAAATGAATTAATTATTATTATTACGGATATTACCGATCAATTGTTTAGTAGCTTTCTTTAATAAACCAGAAGCATACTCAGTGTAGTATATAGCATTATAGTACTTAAGATCTGGTCTGAATCTACTATATTGATATAATACAACAGGGTCAGTAACTAATTCCTTAACTAGTAATTTTACATTGGTTGGAGACCAAGTTACTTTAGCTAGTTTATTATCACCAGAAGGAATAATTTCTGGTAATTGAAGAGAAGGAGATATAACAATATAACCAAACTTAATAGGTTTACCATCGGCTTCCAACATTTCTTCTACAAATAGTTCACCATTATCATCGACTAGATAATAATATTTACCACGGTAGTCAACCATAACAGTATTGTCTTCTCGGAATTGAATTTCGAAGCTATTATCTTTGATATAGTTAGCAAAGTCATCCGGGATAGTATTGATTCTATCTTGGATACTATCAAGAATATCTGGTTCGATATCCATGATGTCGATGATACTAATACGTTTGAATGTATTATTGATAAGATCTTTGACCCTACCATCTCTTAGACGTGGAATATATCCACAGCCTTCCCATAGCTTATCTTCAGATCTATCTTTTAAAAGTAGTCTTAAGTTTTCATGGACAATAGGGAATTCGTTATTCAAACCAGAGATATAACGATTATATTCTGCTTTCCATTTACCCCAACCATCTGGGATTTCCATTTCACTACAGATAGTATCAATTTCACTAGGTAACATATCTGGAAGGTTTTTAATAGGACTGAATGGTATATTGAAAGTATAGTAATTATCAGCTACTTCTTCTCTGATAGCGTCTTTATCATAGTTTGCTTTATCTTCATCCGCTTTATAATCCATAGCTTCTAATACAGCTGTAGAATAACATATAGCATCTACAAAATCATCTTTATGGTGGTTAGTAGTAGCATATTCTCTAAGCATCATCATAGCATTGATAGGATCAATATCTTTGAGTTTAGTCTTAGGTTCTTTTTGGTATATAATAAGCTTTTGAGAATCTTCAACTAGTAAGTCATGTTTAAGAGCTTTATAACGTTGAACGTTACCATGACCAAAGATAATTTTAGAGCGGTCATCGACCACTATTTGCATATCTACAGGCAATGCTCTATATTCGTTCATATCTTTCTCTAGTTCTTCTAGAGTATCATAGTGAGGATATAACAATGGTAAATCATTATTCTCACTTCTCCAAGAAGATACGATTTGATAATCGATATCGTCTTTAGTTTGTTTGGAAGCTTTAGTAGGTGTTTTAGAATTTGCCATTAATTAAATCCTCCGTAATCTTAATACCAGTGACAGTGTTATAAAGTTTAGTAGAACGCATAGTTTTACTATTCATAGCATAATAACCATTAGCTGTTTCGAAGATATAAATATCATCGAGATCGGTAGCCATTCGTTTAGCTTCATTAGTAGTGACTTCTTTACCTTTAGGTAATCCATCATGTAAAGCCATATATACTTTATTCATGATAGTATGCTTATCATTTTCAACTTCTTCTTTGATTGCTTCTAAATCAATTTCTTGGAAGTCTTCATCATAGAAGATTTGATCTTCTACTAAGTATTTACGACCTGTTACAGTTTCATAGATATAGTCTTTACCTACAGTTTGACCAAGGTTGTCAGTAATCTTTTTAAGAGTACCTTTATTTTTACCAACGTATTTAAATACTCTAGTCTTAACTTCTGGGTTATTATCTACTAATTTAAGTTTATTATCTTTAGCATCTACTGTAATAGAACGTTTAGTAGATATATCGTTAGATACTGCGAATGTTGGAGGAGCAAGATAGTTAGTATGCACTGTAATAAATGGTGTATTCATACCAACCATAGCAGATGCCACAGCAGCGTTTTCATTATTAGCATTATCTAATACTTTCTCTGTAGTATTTTGAGGCACTTCACCAGGTGTAGTTGTATTAGAAGGACCATCTGTATCTTCAGGAGTCTTAGGTTCTTCTACAACTTCAACTTCTTCTTCACCTGTTTCCGGATCGGAAACAACTGCAGCAGCAATATGAGACTTAGTCAATACAATAGAACCATTCCAATCTTCAACTTCTTCTATTTTAAGACAGAAGTGAACATTATTAGCTCCATTGATAGCTGTAAGAGCATCTTCAATCAATTTGTATTGTTTTTTATATTCATCTTCGTTATTGAATACAGAAGATAAATCAAACTTACCAATTTTTAATGTATCAGCATAACCAAAGATGAATTCATCTACGTTAGAACCAATCTTCATAGAAAGAATATTCTTTAATAGCTTATCAGATAATAATTTCTTATAAGCATCACAGAAAGGTTTAATAGCTTCCATTCTTTCTTTAGTAGCATCATCAGTTTCAATATATTCAATCTTGATATCACATTCGTCTACTAATTCTTTGAATGTGGATACATATCGTTTATCTGCTGTAGGTACACCAGTAGGTTGAGCTGGAGTTTGAATTGGATTCATACCCAATGCAGGAGCAGCAGCATTAGGTGCTTGAATATTATTCTTATTATTAGGATTAGCTACAAGAATGATGAGTTTTACATCTTTAAGATAATTCCAGCGATCTTTAGACATCTTGATCGTAGTTTTATTCTTTTCTTCATCATATTCAAATAATACAGCAGGTGGGTAATTAAGTTCTTTTGTAGACTTTAATGCATCTGCAATACTATTAGCAATAGGATAAGGTTCTCTTGTAGTTTGTCTATATTCAGGTTCAGAAATAATAGCGAAGTTAAGTGTTCTCATAAAGGCATCTTTAATATTATCGATAATACCTTCTTGGAAAATATCCATCACTAAATTCTCCTTTCTAATTAATCAAATTTAAATCCTTCAGAAGACGGTTCTTGTTGTTGTGGTTGTTCTTCTGGTTGAGCAGGCTGTTGAGGTTGCTCTTGTTGTTGGTTATCTTTATAGATAAGAGACATAACCTCATTAATCTTAGAACCAATTTCGTTCTTAATAGAATCGAAGTCGAACTCTTCAGTTATAACTTCTACAGATTCGTTAATACGGAATAAAGGTTTACCAGCATTGTCTGGATCGTTCATACGTTCTTTAAGAGCTAAGAAGATTTCCAATAATTGACCAAATTGGTTATCGGTTAATCGTAAGTAACTATATTTACCTTGAGCAGTGGTAATCATAGTTTCTTTTGCTTTTTGTTTATTACGATATTTAACCATAGATCTATTATTAGGATTATCTCCACCATCTTTAACATCAATTACTAAATTATATGGGATAATCATAAAGTCAGTAATCCACTTATGAGTTTTACCTTCGAATTCATATTCAAAGGTAGGACCAGGTGCCATGATATCATAACCATCGAAATCTAATACTTGGTCTAAGAATTCTAAGAATTTCTTTTCATAAGAACCAACGTAACTAAACTTAGTACCATCTTTGAATCTATATTCACCAGAGATACTTCTATTAGCTAACATTTTCTTTTGTTGTTCTTCGTCATTGAGAATATTATAAGTACCAAATACTTTTACCATATTCTTTTTATATTTTTCTCTTAGTTTATCTTTACAAACTTGTCTACCACAAAGACGTTTGTACTTATTAATCTTATCATCCCATGGTGTTTCTCTACCACATACGATACAAGTACCATGGTCTTTTTTATTGATATAATTAAATAAAACCCTTGCAGCTGAATAACCTTCTGGAATCAGCTCAGAGTGTTTTTTATCTATATGGGAGATGACTTTATCTTTTACATCACGGAAAGTGCAATAAGGACATCTTTCTTTTCTTTTTGCCATTAATATTTCACCTCACTAATTAGCTTATTAAGTCTTACTAACATGTTCAGAGCGTCATTATTTGTGGGTTTTACGAATATAGTAGGAAATTATAAATTAAACAAAATAATAAATTTTGTTTCAATGGAAGGAGGTAATCCCTATTGATTAACAAAGTTTTTGGTACGAAAACACTAGCTAAGGATCCTAAAGTTATCGAGCATAGTATTTCGATTAATCAGTTTAACCAACCACTCGTTTATACGAATGAGGATGCTACGGCTATTAAGTTAATAGAATTGATTCTATTAAGACCTGGCACATATCCTACTAGACCTAAAATGGGTGTAGGATTGGTTGAACGTTATAGATATACTTTCTTCGATCATTTATATGAACTGGAGGATGACATTACTAATCAAATTCGGACGTATTTACCAGAATTTGAGAGTGTTGATGTAAACCTAACTAAAGATGAGTTGAATAAGACACTGTTTATTACTATATCTTTGGATAGTGTGGCATATAGTTTGGTGTTTAATAGCCAGACAAATACCATTAGTGTTATCTAAATTTTCAGGAGGAATCTATTACAATGGCAAATGAAAATCAAACTGAAAAAATCAGCCTAGACGAATTGTTAGGTGCTGATGAAGGAGCAACAACTGAGACACCTGAGGTTACTACTGTTACTGCTGAAGCAACTCCAGAAAAAGAAGTTGTTGAAGAAAAACAAGAATCCAATGTTGTAACTCCAAATATGACATCTGGTAATGATGTAAAAGCTGGCGATGCAGTAGATATCCAAGATATTGCTAAATTCAAAGAAGTAGTATCTGGTAACGAAGAATTCGCTAGAAAAGAAGAAGAACTCATCGATGAAAACATTGAACGAGTTAAAGGTGAATTGACAGCGATCATGAAACCATTAAAAGATAAATGTATTGAAATCGCTGATGAAAAAGCTTTAGAAGAAGCAGATAAAGAAGGTGGCGAAGCTACCGATACTGACTTAGAAGACGATGGTCTTGGTGCATCCGTTCGTGATAATACTGAAGTTCCTAAAACTTCTAAGAAAGTGGACATCTCCAAAGCATCTTCTGTAACTATTGATGATGACGACTTCGCTGATCTTGACGATGATGATGTTATCGATGATCTTGATGATGACGAAAAGAAAAACGAAGCTGAAATCAAAGAAGCAGAAAAAGCTGAAGAAGAAGCTCGTAAACGTTTTGAAGAAATTAATAAAATTATTTCTACAAAAATTAAACCAACTAAAGATGAATTGGATATCAACAGTTTCGAAATTAGTAGCCAACCTATCAATATTAATACATCTTTGGAATATAGTACTGCAGCGAAAGAAAATACTCTTCCTACAGCTACATCTCCATTGTTTGCCACTGGTCGTAATATCACTATGAGTGGTTTGACTGGTTCTGAATTGGCTCAATTTGTAAACAATATCTCCAATATCTCTTCCAGTAACCAAGCTATTAAAGATACTTATGCTTTGTTATACAAACACGACGTATCTGAAAATAAACCAAACGGTTATGTAAACTGGTTACGTTCTATCGCTTCTGCTGATTTGATCCACATGTACTTTGCTCTTTATAAAGCAACTTTCAGTGGTTCTAACTACATTTCCTTCGACTGCCCTGAATGTGAAACATTCTTCATGACAGATGATATCCCTATGGATAAAATGTGGGAAGTAAATGAAAAAGCTTCTGATGAAGATAAGAAACGTCTTGATGATATTATTAAACATGGTGAAGTTGATGGTGGTATGGATACGTTCTCTGATAAACTCATCGTTATCTCTGATAACTATGCAGTTAAACTTCGTCCATTGACTATCTTCTCTGATATCGAAGATACTTATATTACAGATGAATTCCGTACTAAGTATATCGCTATCATCCGTATTTCTCAATTCATTAAGAACTTGTACTACATTGATCGTGAACGTGGAATCTTGAAACCAGTCGATTTCAAACCAGATTCTTCTTCCGTTGCTAAAACTATCAAACGTAAAGTACAAGTAGTTGGTAAATTCATTAACTCTTTGAATTCTGACCAATTCTCTATCTTAAATCATCACATCTTTGACCTTGAAACTAAAGTCAATGGTACTGATGATGTAATTACTTACTTCATTCCAGAACAAGAATGCTTGGGCACATTCAAGAAAGGCGACTACGCTGGTCAAGAATGTACTCATAAATTTGAAAAACAAATTATGCATCCTCTTAACATGCTTTTTACACGGCATCAATTGGGACTCCGGAGCATCTAACACAACGATTAGTTTCTTTACAAATGTACTATCGTAGCGGCTTCAACTTAATTGATGCACCTGACAAATCTATGGCTTATATTCATTCGTTGTATTATCTCCAAATGAAACGTCTAGCACAAGAGAAGCGAGAAAAGCTTCTTAAAGCTATTCAGCAAAGTAAGCAAGATAGACTAAATCGGGCTCACAGTAACGTTAGAAAATCTACTCGTGATCTCTACTTAGAAAGACAAGAACAAATGGTTCAACGCGGACCAAATAGGAGGTAGACAGTGATAGTTTCTGAGTTCCTAGAGAATATCTACAAGAACAAACCAGAAAACGTTATATTTACTAATATATTTGATCATTGTATGGTCGTGTATACCGTTTTCAGGAAGTATATTACTGAAGACACGGTAAGTATTACTGTCGATTCCAAAAAAGCAGTTAAAAACTCTACATGTATATTTACTTGCAGAGCACAAGAGATTCCCTATGAATATATGGCTACTGTTTACAATAACCAAGTAGTCCATTTATATGGTAGCGACTTTACCATTAAGACTAGTCTTAATAAAGATGGTACTGCGGTTATTAAAGTAATTAGAATGTGACCATAAAGCGGTATCCAATATTGGATACCGCATTCTCTTTAACAAATTATTAATTTATAGAAAGGAGAGAAAATATGGCAAAGAAAGATCATCTTAAGGTAGAGCTTCTTGACATTGATGCTTTTGTCAAGGATAACAATCTTAAAGAGATTACCAACCCTATCTTCTTTAATCAGAATAATACACCAACTCCAGATGGGTTATTATCTAATGAAATATTCGGTATTACCAAAGACAGTAGAGCAACTACTTTTGCATATATCAACTTACATGGATATTTCTTAACCCCATTAGCTTATAGAATTTGGCAACGTATTGATAGTAAAATCACTAGCTGTGTATATGGTACAGAAACCTTTAAAATCCAAGACGGTAGATTAGTACCAGATCCAGATGGTGGTACTGGTTTAGACTTCTTACGAGAAAACTTTGATAAGTTTGAATTCCAAAAGAATAACTCTCGTATCCGTAATAAGAATATTGACTTCTTATTGAAATACAAAGACCGTTTGTTTATTAAAAACTTTATCGTTATTCCTGCATTCTATCGTGATATTAGTACTACTGATAAATACGTTGGTGTAGGTGATATCAATAAGCTTTATAATAATATCCTTATTGCTACTAGATCTTTGATTGAATATGAAGACTATGGTTTAAGTATTGGTGATTCTATCAAAGGTAGAATTCAAGATAATTTAGCTATCCTTTATGAATACTTCTCCAAAGATACTATCTCTGGTAAATTTGGTTTGATTCGTAATGCAGCTAGTTCCAAAACATCTGACTATTCTGCTCGTCTAGTTATTTCTTCACCAAATCTTCGCACAGAAACTATTGAAGAATTTAACGTAGATTTAGACCACTGTGCATTACCACTTGCATCCACTATCACAAATTTCTATCCATTTGTAGTTACATATATCAAGAACTTCTTCGCAGTTCAGTTACAGAATATGTCTGTTATTCCATATTACCAAAAAGATAAAGATGGTAATATAGCGAAAGAGCCTATCTATCTATCTCCTAAGGATTATCGTATTGCTTTCTCTGATGATGTTATTCATTCCGAGATAGATAGATTTATTCATGGCTTTAGCGATAGATTCAGACCTATTAAAGTTCCAGTAATGCCGAATAAATACAAAATCAATGAAGTTGAAATGAGATTTGTTGGGTTTACTGTACCTAAGTCTGATTTAGTAGCTAAATTAGAAAGAGGTCAAAACATATCTGAAGGATTATTACCAGTATCTTCTCGTAGTATGACTTGGTGTGACTTATTCTATATAGCTGCTGTAGATGTAACTAGAGATAAAGCAGTATTGATTACACGTTATCCTATTGATAGTTGTTATAACCAATTCCCTTCTCTTATCAACGTAAACTCTACAGTTAAGACGGAACCTATGGTTATAAATGGTAAGTTCTATAAGACTTATCCTAGAATCAGAAAAGAAGATATTGGTGTAAATACATCTAACTTATTTATCGATACTCTTCAAATCTCTAACGTATATCTAGGTTCTATCGGTGGTGACTATGATGGTGACCAAGTAACAGTTAAAGGTATCTATTCTACAGATGCAAATAAAGAAGTTAGAGACTTCTTACAATCTAAAAATAGATATATTTCCTTTGGTCAAAAGAATATCATGAAAACTACTAATGAAGGTGCTATTGCTTTATACTCACTTACATTAGACTTAGAAAATCCAGGTACTTTTACAGAACCTGAATTCAAATATTAGGAAGGAACGTAGGAAAATGAAAACAATGCAAAACTTTCAAGCCGGCTCAGCTGATCTTTTTATTCAAACAGTGGCATCAAAGATGTCTAAAGCTTTTATTGAAACTATACAGGAGCAAGGTTTCAATCCGGCTATTATCGATGTAGCTACTCTACAAGAGGCTATTATCTCTGAATATATGAAAAATATTCTCTGTTGTGTATATGATAGAGTAGATTACGATAATATTCGTCTTACATCTATCACTAGAGAAATATTTGATAATAAAACTAGTGACTACTATACTATAGATATTATGGAGTACATTAGACTTGTAGCATTTGGGAGAACTCTAATGCGAGAATCGTCAGATTATGTCGATCGTTGCTTCTTAATCTATTTAAATATCCTAGTTGGTGATTACTTCGGTATGTTTAAATTAGCTGATGGGTTTGATGCTGAACGTAGTAATATCGTTAGTGAAGTTATTCGTATTACACCATATGCTAATATGAAAGCCAAATATGAATTATCTAAGAATTACTATACTAAATTCGGTACAGGTGATGAGCTTAGACAACTAGAAACAAACTTCAAGAAACTAAAAGCTTTATATGATGAAAAGTACTATGCAGAAAAGAGTGAGACAAATGATGGAGCTAAATAAGACTGTCTTAAATCGATTTGAAAGTGAATTGAAATATACTAAGTTGGATATTGTACTAAAAGCTTTAACTGATTCTGTATATTTACAATCTATGGATAATCTAGAATTCAAACCTTCTAAGATTATCTCTAAAGCTTTAGAAAATAATCCTATTATTAAACCAAATATTCCAATTTCTGATATAGCTGTATATTATATAAATGATGTGGTATTTCTTAAACATGCAGAGTATAAAGGAATTGATATAACTCATTACCCATACTTTGATAATGGTACCTTAACATTAATGAACTATGAACACTTCAGTCGATATGTTGATTTATCCAATTTAATTGACATCTTCCGTGATATTTTCTTCAGAAAATATAATTCAGATGATGCTTCTTTATTTATGGATATTGCATTGATACAATATTTAGAAAGAATGATCAGTTCTGGTAAAGTTACTACAGTAGACGTAATGCGTGTTGAAAGTAATAAGTACTTTATTAATCAAATGAATAAGAAATACAACCTAATTAATTTCCCACATATTTATATTAAATAACAAACCAAACTCGGAGTACCCAATATTGGGTACTCCACTTATTTTCGATCTTTTGCTCAACTGTTAAATAATCAGAAAGGAGTATATATTATGCGATTATGGGGACTTAAACTTGTAAATTTTATTGGTATATATAATGGCTGTGGTCGAGAACAAATCACCATCGACTTCAGTAAATGTAAGAATAATATCTTAGTAATCAAAGGTGATAATGGGTCTGGAAAAAGTACTTTGTTTAAAGCACTTAATCCGTTTAGCGATCCAACTAGTGCACTTGTTCCTAATAAGAATGGTGCTAAAATTATATCTTATCTTATGAATGATGGATCTATAGTTCATATAGAGTATCTTTATAAGATATCCACATCTGGTCTTAGGACTTCTACTTGTCATATCAAGAAAGAAATTCCAGGTGCTGGGATTACAGAAATGAATCCAAATGGTAATGTCAAAGATGCTAGAGAAATCATATGTCAATTAATGGATATAGATTCTGGTATTATGACATTAGCACAATTATCTTCTGATGATAGAGGCTTAGCAGATAAGACTCCATCTGAACGGAAGAAATATATTAACTCAAAGATATCTGAGTTAGATGCTTTTAACGAAATCTATAAAAAGATTAGTAAGAAGTCTTCTTCTCTTAAGTCTATGCTTAATAGTCTTACTACTAAACTAGATGCTATTGGTGATACCAGAGTTATTCAAACTAATATTGGTCATCTAGAAAACCAATATCAAAATATGGATAAAGATAAGATTGACTTAAATATCAAAATCAAAGAGACTAAAGATAGACTAGAAACTATCAAGTCTGATATTAGTGATGCTTTGATAGCTAGAGAAGAATTAGGTAATCTTAGAACTACTTTACGTAATTACGAAAGTAAGATTGGTAAAGATATAGATTATTCTGATGCTGGATTGATTAGATTAAAAACTGCTATAGAGTTAAAAGAGAAAGAGAAAGAATCTATAACTAAAGATATTGAATCTTTGAATACTAGACGTTCTAAGATTAACGAAAGTATCATGAATAAACGAGTTCAAATAGATTCTTTATCTGATGATGATACTATTGAAACTCTTAAGAACCAATTAGAAACCCTTAAAACAAATAAAGAGTTAGTTGATGCTAGATTTAAGAGTCTTGGGTTTACTAAATATGAAGATGTCTCTGTAGATGAGTACAATTATGCTATAGAGACTATAGATGAACTTCAAAACCTTTCCCAAACTCTCCTAAACCGTTACGATGACAACGTAGTATTTGATAGAATGGCTTTAATTGTAACTGATCAAGCCAGTCCCACTGAATACAACTTAGAATCTCTAGATTTTCTTAAAAATAGAATTAAAGAAATAGAAGACAAATTATCTGAGCATTATAGACTAGAGAAGATAGCTGAAAGTTATGATAAGATTCCTAAGGATTGTAATAATCTCAATTCTTGTTTCTTTATCAAAGATATCGTAGAAGCTAAGTCTAAATTACTCGATGCTAAAGAAGTATTACAATTAGAAGAGACTCTACAACGTATGAGACAGAATGCTGTCGAATATAAACACAAAATGGATATTCAAGCTAAAGCTGTAGAAGATTCTTCTGTAGCTGTTAGTTTCTTAAGTCTTATCAAGAGCTCTATCAATATTATTACTAAATTTCCAATCAAATTGAAGTATGAAAATGATTATGATTTGCTCAATAATCTATTCTACTCTAAATCAGTTGGTTTAGAAATAGACTTACGTCCATATCAAGAATATCAAAACTTGTTTATTGATTCTAAGTCTTATCAAAAAGATATCGATGAATTAGAAAAGCAATTAATGAGTATTTCTAACAGTTCTACTCTAATAGTACAACTTCGAAATGATATCGAGTCTCTTGAAAAAGAATATAATCAAATTAGTTCAGAAATTCAAGAGAATAAAGACAAACTTAATATCATTTCAGATGTAATTACATCTACCTCGGTTAATGTAACTAGATATGAAGAAAATCTAGCATTATACGGTGAATATCAATCACTTAAGAATAAAGAATC